AACCGAGGAAGTGGTTGAGGAAGAGATGTCAACTGAAGAGGTTGCAATGGAAGATACAACAGTTGAAGAGACAACTGAAGAGTCAACCACAACTGAAGAGGAGATGGCTATCGACCCAGCTACTGATGCAGAAGCTATCGCTGCTATCGTTATGCCTATCCTTGAGGAGCGTGAGAAAGCTATCATTTCTATGATCGCAGACCTTCGCAACCAATTGGAGGAGATGTATGCAGAGAAAGAAGAGGACAAGGCAGAGGAGCAAATTGCCGAGGCTACAATGAGCCAAAAATTTGCCGCATTTAAACAATTCAGTAATCAATAAAAAACAAATAAAAATGTCAAGAAAACTCCGTTTCGATTTGGATGTTGACTCATCCGCTTTATTGGCAGCGAACCCAGAGGCATTCTACTCTAAAGCATATTTAGCAGAAGAAGCAGTCGCTGACAATTACCGCCTTTTACCAGGTGTGAAATCAAAAACCAAATTAGCAACTGTTCTTTTTGGTAATGTATTACAAGCATCTTCTTGCCCATTTGAAGCTCCGACTGATGACTTATCAGCAGTTGAAATCGATGTATGTGCATTGAGTGCTATGGCTCAAATCTGTCAATTCGACCTTGAGCAATCATTCCTTGCATTGCAAATGGCTAAAGGTTCAAATGGTGACTTCACAGTTGCTTCTTTCATGGATTTCTACTGGAATGAAATGGCGAAGCAAATCGGTGAGGACATCGAGCTTATCCGTTGGCAAGGTAACACAGCAAGCCAAGACGCTACTTTAGCTCTTTGTGATGGTTACATCAAAGGTTTATTGGCTGACGCAACTGTTGTTGATGTTGACAATACAACTGTAACATCTTCGAATGTATTGGCTGAATTAGCGAAAATCTTCGCTGCTGCTCCAGCTGACATCATCCGCAAGAAAGCTGACCTTCGCTTGTATGTTTCTACAAACATCGCTAACGCATACGAATTGGCTGCTGCTCAAGGTAACACCATGACATATGTGACTACTCCACTTGCATTGACTTACCTTGGTGTTAAGGTTGTTGTTTGTGAAGGTATGCCAGCAAACCACGCTGTATTGACTTTGAAAGACAACCTTATCTATGCATTCGATGCTGAAGGTGATGACAAAGCATTGAAAGCTGTTAACCTTTCTGATACAGTTGCTGAACCATACATCCGCACTCGTGCCAATATGAAAGTTGGTTTTGTTCATGTGAACGGTGCAGAGGTAGTTCTTTACTCTTAATCAAATCAATTCGGGGGGTGAAATTCCCCCCATATTTTTAAACTGATAAATCAAATATTATGGCTTGTGAAGCTTTAGAAACAATCGTAAAATCGTGCGACAACAACAGTGGTGGCATTGAAAAGATTTGGATTAATCAGCAAGACAACATTGATACTGCAACTGTACCAACTGGAACATGGGAAGTATCTGCAATCACATTAGTATCTGGTGCTCCTGACTATACTCCTTTTGAGATACGCAGAAACACTGGAAGCTATACTGAAGATGCAGCGATTGACCTCGTGAATGGTTCATCTTATGTGACTGCTACGATCAATCTTTTGTTCCACCGCAGAGACCAAGACAAATCTCAAGCAATTAAAATCTTGGGTGCTGGTCAACAATATCTGAATGCAATTGTTAAGGATATGAACGGAAAGTACTGGTACTTCCCTTTCCTTCAATTGTCAGCTGTTGGTGAAGGTTCTGGTACAACTCGTGCAGATGGTTCAAAATATTCCGTTACACTAATCTCTGAAAATGACTACTTGTCATATGAGGTTGCGGAATCTGCAGTTGCTGCTGTTGTCCCAGCTATTTAATCTAAATTAACCTACTACACAAAGAGCCATCCAATCGGGTGGCTTTTTTTGTGAACAAAATTTGACCTCATTGCAATATAAGTAAATGATTTACATAAATAAGGGAGAGGTGAATTCAATTGTGCTGACACTCACAGAGGTGTCGACATTGAGCTCGCCATATTATTTGTTCGTCTTTCAGAACGAAATGAACCCGACATCCGACCCAATCCTCTTCACAGCACCAGATGACTCCGCATATCCAGAGAGATTCAATCTCTTTTATTTGGATGAGCCAGTCGATGTGGAACTAATGAAAGGACAATATACATATTCGGTGTACGAATCAACCATCCCACCAACAGAAATCAGCGACACAACTGGAGTCGTAATCGAGGAAGGCAGAATGGTTGTGAGTGGTGCATCGACTTCATCAATTTATGACTAACTATGGCTTGGTACGATAGATTCAGAGCAAAACAACAACCAGAGATGGAAGTCATCTCGCCAAATTACGAGGCATTCAGCACACCATTCCTCAAGGTAGGTGGTGCAAATCTGTCACTGCCCTATGTGAATGGAAGATACACAACTGCTGGATGGATTCCATTCGGCCAGGACAACATGTATCCAGAGCTTCTCAATCAAATGGTGTTCAGCTCGCCACTCCATGGTGCAATCGTGGACTATAAGACCAATGCTGTCATCGGTGGTGGCTTCGACATAAAAGTTGAGGGTGCTACACCGAAGGACTTGCTTGAGCTTTACACATTCGAAAAGAAAGTCAACATCAAAAAGATTGCAAGAGCAGTCACCGAGCAGTTGATTGTCCACAACCGAGTGTACTTCAGACTCATATTTGATGAGAAAATGAAGCTCAAGAGAGTGCACAATGTATCTCCAGAGAAAGTCAGACGAGGTCGACAAGAGAATCAGTACTTCATCTGTGAAGATTGGTCGGCTCGAATCAACATTCAAGACATCAAGAGACATCATCCATCTTGTACTGATCGTGAACAGCTTTTTGTTTATGAGGTCGAGACACTTGGTCAAGATTGGTATCCGCTTCCAAAGTATTCAAGTGCATTGAACTTCGCATTCCTATCCGGTGAGCTTTCATACTTCGCCAAATCAAACATTCAGAACAGTATCTTCCCATCCTTTGCGATTATGTTCCCAAAAAGACCGCAATCAGAGGAGGAAAAAAATGTACTTCGTAACACAATCGACAAGCTCAAGGGTGCACAGAACGCTGGCAAAACTGCTGCATTCTTTGCGAACTCACAAGACCAGCTTCCAAAGATTGAGAGCATCCCAACAAACTCAAATGACAAGCTATTCCAGGAAGCATCTGGTTTGAATACCGAACAAATCTGCTTCGCTCACACCATCGACCCAATCTTGATGGGTGTCAGAACCACTGGCTCACTTGGAAGTGGTAGCGATATCAAACAAGCGTATGTCATTTTTGAAAAGAATGTGGTCATGCCATTGAGAGAGCAAGTGCAAGATATCTTCAATGAGATTCTGCATATCGCCAAACTCGGATTCGCTGACTTCAGCATCAACAACTTCCAAATCATCAATGAATCTATTGTTGAGCGTGATGAGCAAATGTCACATATCATTGATTCATTGAATAGTCTTGAGCCATCAATTGCTCAAAAAGTCATTGAACAAATGACACCAAATGAATTGAGAGCACTCGCTGGACTTCAACCTATTCAAGAACAAACATCTCAAGCGTAATGTTGTATTTTATCACTGAAAACTACCTCAAGACGAACACTCCCATCACTGCCAATGTGGATGTGACTGATGTGTTCCCATATGTGGCTACTCAAGCACAGCTTCGAGTGATGCCAATCCTCGGCACTGTATTCTACAACCATTTGCTTGAGGCATACAATGACCAAACATTGACACCTGAAGAGGAGCAACTTGTTGCATTCATTCAGCCAGTCATCGCATGGAGGTCAGCTGAAGATGCTGTCTTTGGATTGACATATCAGCTCAAGAACAAAGGACTTCAGCAGCAGAGTGGTGACTTCTCACAGCCAGTCACTCGCAGTGAGGTGGCATTCGGCATGGAGCACTATGCACAGAAAGCATCTTTCTTTGAGATGCGACTCATTAAGTACTTAATAAAAAACAAGGCAGAATATCCTATCTTCACAAGCCAAGCCAACCGAGATACAGACCTTCGACCACAAATCGAATGCGTTCAATGTATCGGTGACTGCTGGTTCAATGGTGAATGGAATTGTGGATATCCTCGCAACAACGGATACAACAATCAAATTCTTGTTATCTGATGAAAAACACCCTACTCCTTTTGACCGCTTCATTTTTTACAATACTCGCACCAGTACAGCCACTTGTATTGGTAGCAATCCTCGCCATATTCATTGACACACTTTTCGGAGTTTGGAGAAGTGTAAAGAAAGGAGGGTGGCAAGCATTCAAATCACGCAGATTGAGTGACACTATCGGCAAATCATTACTGTATTCCGGTGGCATCGTATTCACATTCCTAATCGAGAAGTTCATCGCTGGTGATATCATCGCTCACTTCATCGCAGTCGAGCTCATCATGACAAAATTTGTGGCTTTCTTTTGCGTGATAGTGGAAGTGAAGAGTATCAATGAATCATATGAGAGTGTGACTGGCAGAAACATCCTTGCTGCCATGCGTAAATTCGTCACACGATCCAAAGCAGAACTTGACAACTGGAAGTAATGGTCAGAAAGTACACCGACAAAGAACTCCTTGAGAGAGTCAAATCACTTGACAACTATATCGGTGTTCCATCGGGTCATTGGATTCTTGGTGTGCGTTCTAATGAGGATTCAGTAAACAAATTTGATGACAAATTCTATCTCTTTAGAGGTGAGCTATTCATCGAGGTGTCATCCGGAACAACCAATCCTGGACAACCAACACTCAAGCAGTTCGAAAAGGTGAACAAAGCTGGTGCTGCTGTGCTCAAATCAGAGCAGTGGTATTATGATGTGTGGAAGTATGGCAGACACAATGGCAAAGTGGAAGCACTCCTTCAGCTCGGTGCTCCAGTGCAAGTGTATCGAGATACTGACAAGGATGATGACAGCGAAGAGCAAGGAAAGCTCGACACTGGATACTTCGGCATCAACTTCCATCCCAACACATATAACTTGAATAAGCCATCAGGCACCAACATAGGATGGTGGTCAGCTGGTTGCCAAGTGTTAAACGATGTAAACAAATACAAGACATTCATTCGCCTCTGCAAATTGCAGAAGTTCACTTCATACTGTCTCATCAATGAATTTTAAGGTATTAATCTCCGCAATTCTTGCAGTGTTTATTGCATCTTGCTCCGCAAACTACCACATCAGAAAGGCAATCAAGAAAGGATATC